CTTTACCGGAGGCACCGTCAAACCCGAACAATTTCACACTGAAACTAAGTTCCAATGCAATTCCGAATTCGGATTTTAAATGACGGTACCTCCGGTAAATACTTATTCCGGAGAGAATTGCCCGCCCCTTTAGAATTTGAATTCAAAGGGGCGAGCAATTCGCCGAGTGCTTACCTCTCTGCACCGCACCATTTGCAGATCAAGCGCGTAATGAAATTGCGCTTTCCGCACCAAGTGCAATACCACCATTGCGGCATTGGCATTAGTTCACCTTTGCCCGTCGCCCCTGACATCCATTCAGGTGCAGAATCAGCGAATTCTGATTCTTGATGGAATAGGCGAATTTGTGGCAGCGCGGGCACTGACCGGTTGTCCGGGCAATTCCCTTGTCTTTCAGCATTGCTGCCATCATCTTGTCTTTCATTGACCTTTGCGCGGCCATTACTCGACATCCTTTCCGGATTCCAGTTCCTTTACCGGTTCCCGGTATTCCTCACGGAATGGAACTCCATTCCGGACCGGAACGTTTTCCGTCAGCCACGCGAGGAATTCCGCGACGCATTCGGGACACCATTCCTGCTTTGTGGTCGGCCCGGTCGGAGTGGGATGGAAGACGCACGTTCCGAGCGCCGTACTCAACCCCATGTTTCCGCACCGGTCGCACATATTGATTTGCGCCATTAGGAACCCTTTTCCTTTACGCGCTTCTGGATTTTGGCCAGGTGGTTTGCGAAATACGCGTCGGGATCGTCGACCCAATCGTGTAGGGCGACGTGCGCCGTAATGATTACGTCGCACAATTCGTCGGCAACATCTTGGGCCGACTTATTGAATCCCTTGCGCTTATTCCACCCCTTGAATCCGATGAAAGCCTGAACGACTTCCCCGAACTCTTCACCGATTTTCATCAAACGCGGTGCGGGATCATCACCCTGATGTTCCCGCAACGCGTCCCATACGGCCCAGAATCTCAACGAACATCCAGGATGTTCGGGAAATCACTGGTCAAGCCAAGCCGCCACCCCACAACGTGGAATGTCTGAGTCTGGCCGGGGTGGATTCGCGCCCACAAATCGGCGGAAGTGTTCTTCCCACGGAGAATGGAATTCGTGTTCTGGAACGTTCCGCAGGAAGTATAGACGCGCATTCCGTCTTCCTTCCCGCCGCGATCCTTTTCCGTGACGTGGCAAGAGATGGTGCGTTCGTTGTAGTGAACTTGCGCCATGCTCAGAGGGAAGATTGCCAGAAGCATTCCGACGAATCCCCCGCCGAACAGACCGATCAAAGCTCCGATCGGCCCCTCTGCGAGCATTCCGGCCGCGATGCCGATAAGGGTTGCGAGAACCCAAATGGTAATCCCGATGTAAAACCAGGCTCCCATTTCAGTTCCCCATTTCCAGCATCTTGCGGATTCCGTCGGCGGAGAATTCCGCCATGACGTATCCCGCACCGGCCAGCGGCCCCGAGTTCTTTTCGGAACTCTTGATGAGACCGACCGCCACGTTTCCGGTGTCCAGAAGTCCGATAGAGATTTCGTATCCGAATTGGGCCATCACGGACACGAACTCATCGGCCGTCTGGCCGACCAGCATTTGCGCGATTGCGTCGGGCATTCCGCCATCGGAAAGCACTCCCAGCACATCGGCCATTTCGGCTGCCTGCTGATCAGCTTCCGCCTGAGTCATCTTGCCTGACTTTACGCAGCGTTCACACACTTGTTTGCCTCTCCGGTGATTCGGATTGTGAACGTAGAACCCTCATCGTCCACAACGGTGATTGTTGCGGAGTCATCCGGGTTGTAGGCGATTTCGTAACTTTCGAGATATGCACCCGAAAGCAACGACAAAACCTTATCGCCCATGTCGTGCGCGTTTCTCCGCACGGTCATTTTGTACCTCCCCGGTACCCCTTTTCACGGCCAATTGGCCGCAGCTCTCGCACCTGGATTCGAACCAGGAACATCCGGATTAACAATCCGACGCTCTGCCGTTGAGCTATGCGAGACCGCTTCCGGAGCGGGATTTGAACCCGCCCCGGAAGCTCTGTGCGCGTTTCTGAGAGCCTTACTCGGCCGAAGTGGTACCCGTGGCCGTAGTGCCCTGCCGACGCTCGTACGCGCGCTTTTCCTTGCCCTGGAACAGAATGCGAACCTTGGCCGTGGAACCCTTTTCGGCCATGTCCGCGATTGTCTTTGCGTCCAGCTTGACACCCTTAGAATTCAGGGCGACAACCCGAACGCCGAGACCGAGATCCCCCGCCGCCTGACGAATCAGGTACGCCGCTTCCTTGGCGTTCGCGCCGGGAACCTCAACCTGACGGCCGTTCCCGTCTGCGTAGCTGTCGCGCACCCACGCGGTAAACGGGTTGTCCTTTACCTTTCGGCCCCGACCACCCTCACTCTTGGGGAGTTCGGCAGTCGTGGCAGAAAGGCCAGTCAGGAAGTCAGTCATTGTTTTTGCCTCTTTCGTTTCCGGTGTGAAGGTTCTTGCGGTTTGGTTTTTACTCGCCGTTTTCGAGGAACTTTGTCAGGTCCTCATCCGTCGGGATGGGCCCGAACTCTTCCCGACACTTGGCGCTTTCCTGGATCTCCTTTACGAGACTGGCAGCGTTCGCCAGTTCCGAAACGGCACCCATGCGACCCATCAAAACGTTTCCGGTTTGGAGTCGGATGTAATGCACGAGAGCCAGATACACGGTTGCCTCATCGTCCGAGTTTTCGAACGCGACGCGCGGAACAAAACTTGCAGACATCTTCTGTGCCTTTCCGTGTTGGTCATCACCGGCCAGTGACAACCCTTAGAGGACTAGGGAACGGGGCCGATTCGGGGCCGCTCAACCGTCCGGGGAGGAGTGCGGGAGCTTTCGCACCCGACGCGTTCCCTAGTCCTTTAGGGGGTGTCACTGGGGAGGTAAGCACACTGTTCAGTTTTCAATGATTCACGGTTGCGGCGGGCTCCCCGGTCTCCCGGTTCGTAACCCTTGCGGATCTTGCTTCCCGCCGCCCCGTTTTCTGTTGTGTCTCTATTCTGCCCCACCCACGCGGTTTTTAACCTAACGGAATGGTAACGGCTAGGTCACAGCGGGATAACCCACTCGTCCCCGTAGTGCTCAGCTAGGACGTCCGGTCCCGGTAGAACGGTTTCGATCTTGCGGTCTCCGAAATACATATCAAGAACGTGTCCGCGCGCGTTAGCATGTTTGGCCGCTGATTGTCCAGCCTTTAGCTTTCCGTCTGCGCCGAACGTCCGGCCAAACCGACACGTTCGGCATGTCACCGCGTATTCCGGGGCGAGTTCCCATACGCGAGTTGCGGAGCGACACCGCGCGCAAATGATCTCGTCTCCCACGTGTGGCCACGGTTTCTGAAAGATTGCGGTATGTAGACACTCGTACGTTACGACCCTAGTTGTCACGTTGCCCTCCGTGTTGTTACCTCACAGTATGTGAGAAAAGCTCTGTACGGCTCTCAGACGAGATCGTTTAGGTACCGACATCCGGTTACCCCAGTGCCTCCGAGTTCGGCCGTTAGACGCGATTTTCACTCTGAGTAGTTTCTGACGATCTATCAGGAAACCGGGTCTTTCCGCAGGTCAGACCCGGTTTTCCCAATCTGACACCGGATCAGATGTCACCCGGTGCAAGCATCTCGTAAAGGATCTTTTCTAGCTGTCCGTCCGGGGAGTCGCCCAAGGGTTCCGGCTTGCCGAACGTCTTGTCGTACGGGGTGCAATCCAACTTGTCCCCCATGGGGTAAGGCGGAGTCACCCAATACGAACCCGTCCACTGTGGCATTGGAAATCGTTTAGCGGTCGGATTTGCCGAAATGGATTTCTTATCTCCGTGAACCAGGGAAGCAGCCAAATCCCATTTCTTTCTGACGAGTGCCTGAACGCACGTCACCATTTGGAAATTGATTGGGATTTCTAGCTTGGGCCAGTTATCCACCCCACCCTTTCCGAATTCTCGGAAAGCCTCATCCAATTCAGTAATACGATTGGCCAAGTCACCGGCCGATACGCCACGGGATTTCAGCTTAGGGGAAAGTCCTTTTGCCAATCGCTCCCGCGTCGTGTCGTCCCAATACAAACCTGGCATGAATAGTGTGAGGTTTTCCTTTTCGGAATAGTCCCACTTACCAAGTTCCTTTGGTGAGATATCCAAACTCGGATGCGGCTTACTGAAATAAACTCCGTCCGTTGCCACCATCAATAGGTGTTCGGTTCCGGTGGGGTGAGTCGCAATCGCGTCTAGAATCATTGTTCGGCAACCGCTCGTAATGAGGGATGCATAAATGGAATTGGCGAACCGGGGCGAGCCGATAGATTGGGCGTGCTTTCCGTAAGCGGAATTGTAAATGAGTTTGTACGCCTTTCCTTCCGGCGAATTCTTACCCACTTCCAAACGCTTTGTGTAGAGTTCCGGCATGGAATCCACATAAGGACCTTTACACCCGCACGGGACGTATTCGACCCATTCGGATACGAGGACCTTAGAAATCACTCCCGCTCGAATTGCGGCATCTAGTTCGTGCGCCCAATACCACCCACGCGTTTTCTTGGGGCGTAGAATTTTGTGATCCTTTGTGCGGTGCAACATCGCACCCACTTCGTAATTCTCCCCGGACACTTCCGCGTGAATAAGCATGTACGGGTGTAGTCGCCAATCCTTCACAATCTTTTTCCCACCCTTTAGCCACTTGCCGTGAAGCAAGCAAGGCAGGGTAGAAATGATGTATGGATAGGCAGAGTTAATGTCGTATTCGTACGACGTACCCGGCACGATTCCGTGGGCAAAGATTTCGAACCAGCCACCGAAATAGCTAGCCTGTGCAGCATCCCACGCAAAATCGGGAGTAGCTTTCTGCACATCTTCACTCGATGGAATTCCGTTTTCCCGCATCCAAGTTTGCGCCGCTTGACCGGGGCCGTACCATTGGTCTTTCTTTAGTACGACGCCAATCGAGACAAAGCCTTTATTCATTCGAGCCATCGCGCGCGCGAGGATTTCGTTTTCCAGAATATTGTATCTTCTGGTTTCCTCGCGGTTTTTCATTTGCTGCGCAAGTGTTTGACGACGGCCACGATCGGCTTTACCGGCTTTCACCGTTTCGAATTCTTCCGGCGTAATGATTGGGTCATCCCACTGCGACGGATCAATTACATTCAAAAACGATGTCTGGAAGAAAGGTCCGGTGTCGTTAATATACATCCATCCCTTATTCCCGATGGGACGGAGTCTGAATCTTTTGAAGCCGAGAATATCAAATTCCCATTCACCATCGTCTACGGGAAAGGGTCCGAGGTATTCGTGATCCTGACGCTTCCGAGCAATCCGCCCTTGCTTTGTCAGAAGCATTGCGGCGCGATCTTCCGGAAGAGTTTTGAACCACTGGTTAAAGTCGTACCCCAGAAAGAACCCGACAAAGGTTGCGTCAGGGTTTGCCTCGTATTGCTGGTAAAGGAATTCGAAGATTTGTTTGTAATGCAGATGTCCGCCGTCGTGAGAAACCAGAGTTTCGGAACCGACAGAGAGCATGTCGTAAATGTGCTCGCCCGTGGGGCGCGTAACGCCCTCTCCGTCAATGCCAATGAAAAGGCGGTCCCCTTCCGCCCTGGAACGCGCGCGCGCTGCATTCCGTGACTGAGAGGACCGCCCACAGTTTTTCACGCAACGAACCCGACGGGCACTTTCGGTAATGAATGTGTTGCCACATCCAATGCACACCTTAGTGATACCAAAAGAGGTTGTTTCCATCATCATCTGTGATGTTTCCCATCATGGCTTCGTATTGCAAAGTGTCGTCCGACATTGCCAATGCATATCGCTTAACTTCCGGCGACATTTTTTCGACGTTCTTTCGGACGGTATTCTGATCTACTCGCCCCCGATATTTCGGGTTACCGATTCGCTGGTATTGCCGAATCAGTTTGTTAGCCAGTTGCTCATTTTGTGCTGAGCTTGTCGGCACATATTGCGTAGACGGTGGGGCGTTGAATCTGTATTCCGCTGGTTCTTCTCTCACCTCCCGTCGTGCCGTAGGCTTTGGAGTTTGAACGGGCGTAGCCGTTATCGCGTCCCAAATCCTAGAAAGAAAACCGCGCCGGTTATTTCGCTTGGCCATTTTCTCCCCAGACACAAAGGGGGCCGACCCGCACTTTGCGAGTCGGCCCCCATTCCGCGATTACTTACGGGCGCGGCTGGAACTGGCCTGCTTCGGCGTTTCCTGCGTGATCTTGCGGATTCCGTTTTCCTCGATCTGAGCGAACATCAGGTCGGGACCGACAGCTTCGGCCGTGAGTTCCCACACGGTCCGCTTGTTGCCTTCCTTGTCCTCGTACGTGTTCGACTTTAGATTTCCCTGAACGATTACGCGGTCGCCCTTACCGAGCGAAGCGGCCACGTTTTCGGCCAGAAGACGCCACGCGGTGACGTAGTGGAAATCGGTTCCGGCGTCCACCCACTTCTTAGTGTCAGAGTTAAACGTCTTGCGGTTAAGCGCAACGGTGAACTTGACACATGCATTTCCGGAAGGGGTGAAACGGAGGTCCGGGTCAGCCGTCAGGTTACCCACGACAGTTACCGAAACAGTTCCGTTGTTAGCCATTTCTTGCCCTCATTCTCTCACTGGAATGTTTTGTTCATTTCCGCCGGGCCTCGGATTCTTCCAACGCCCTGCCTCTCTAGTATAGTGGCTGCTGAGGGCGTTATACGTATGACGGACCAAGATCATTTAAGCTCTCAGCGAACAAAGAAATGAATTCGAATCGAGGCTAGGAAATGGCAACTCCGACAGAACCGAATTCCCAAATTCCGACGGAGGGTAATCCCCCGGCGGAGAATACGCCTGCCGCTACGCCTGCCGCTACTCCCGCCGCTACTCCCGCCGCTACTCCCGCGAGTCAGCCCAATACACAGACTCAGGGTTTCGATGCGAGCGAACTACTTACGGCGCTGAACTCCCTGCCGGAAAAGATCGTCAACAGTCTGCGCGAGGCTACGCAGCCCGCTAAGGCTCCCACGACACCCAAGACGGATGCGGGTACCGGGCAGGGTGGCAACGGCTCTCAGACGGCCGCACAGGCACCCGCACAGGCCAAGCCTGCCGGATCGCAGACTCCCCAGCGCAAGACGTTCGCTGAAATGTGGTTCGGCCGATGAGCGACTTTGTACCAAATCCCGAAGCAAATGATCAGCCGAAAAGTAACCCGCTAGAGGGTTTCGACTTTTCGGCTCTCAATGCTGAAAGCGTTTCTCCGGAGGATGCGCCCCCGGTTTTCGAAGCTCCCGCAAAGCCGAAGTGGTGGGAGTCAAAGAAAAGGAAGGCGCGCACTATCGAGGAACGTAAGGCGCGTAAGGCTCCGAAGCCAATGCCCAAGGCACCCGTGGGCGGACTCCGTAAGCCACTGGAAGATATGTATACCGGTCTCGGCATGATGATGATGCCGTTTGATCCTTCCTGTGGAAAGGTCATCATTGATGCCGCACCGCGATGCGCCGAAACGCTCGATGATCTGGCAAAGACGAATCCTGCCGTTCGCCGAATTCTCATTAGCCTTGTCACTACTAGCGCTCTGGGCGCGGTAATCATGGCTCATGCGCCAATCCTTATGGCTATCGCAATGCATCACGTTCCGGCGCTCCGTGAGCGTCAGGAAAAGATGGTGGGCGAGTTTGCCGAAATGATGGCGAATGGATTCACGATGGATCAGGAGAATCCCGAGGGTGAGTAAGTTCCCCGTATTTCCAATGTATCCGAACGGTGGTTATAACCGTCCGGATATTCAGCGTGCACAGGAAATGCGGCTTGCGAATCTCTCAACGAATGCGCCCCGCGTTCCGTGGGATGTATTTGTTTCTAAACACTTCCGGTGGGAACAAGGCGAACACGTCGCGCTTATTGGTCCGACCGGGCAGGGTAAGACAACGCTTCTGACAAACCTACTTCCGTTGCATCCCTATGTGGTGGTGTTTGCTACCAAGCCAAGGGATGAAAGTATGTCGCGGCTTATTCGTCACGACAACTATTACCCGGTTAAGGAATGGCAGCGTCTAGACCCTAAGCAATATCCGCGCCGCGTGTTGTGGCCGGATGCCGGATCGCTTAACTCGGTAGCAAATCAACAGGAAGTGTTTCATGACGCTTTCCAGCGAATCTATCGTGAAGGCGGTTGGACCGTTGCCATTGATGAGCTTTGGTATATCGACAACGTGCTAAAGCTCGAAATGGATGTCAAGTTGTATTTGCTACAGGCGCGCGCCCTGGGCATTTCACTTCTGGCAGCAACACAACGGCCCGCATGGGTTCCGCTCGAAATTTACGACCAGAGTACGCATTTGTTCTTCTGGCGAGACAACGACGAAACCAATCTAAGGCGGCTTTCCGGAATTTCCTTCCGCTCCGCCGATCTAATTAGGTCCGTGGTTTCGGAACTTGAAAAGTTCCAAGTGTTGTATATCAACACACGTACGGGTCAAATGTTCCGAACCAGAGCACCGAAGATTACGGCGTGAAAGGAGTTCATCGAAATGGTCATGCCGTCCGCTCTTAATGTTCTTATCGTCGGGGCTATGATGGTGATTTTCACCTTCCTGTGGCGAATGCTCGCTGCAAAGCTCTCTGAAAATGGCTCGCCTGTTGGCGACGCTATGGCTGTGGCTCTCTAAGGAGGAATTGCAAAATGCCTACTGCCGCAACTCAGCAGCCGACTGGCAACGCGGGTAATCGGGGCGGGAATAAGGATCAGCGGGTTCAGCCGACTGTTCCGTTTGTTCGCGCTTCCGCTAAGCACCGTGAACCGACCGGAATTGACGTCACTAAGACGCTCACGACTTCCGATCAGGATTTCGGCGTGTTCGACATTCCCGCATACGGTTACGTGCGGAATCTCGTCATCCTGGTTACCGCTTCCGGTGGTACCGGTGGTTCCCCCGCCGCGACTGCCACTGAGTCGGGAGTTTTCGCCGCACTCAAGAACATTTATCTGACGGAGCCGAACGGTGCTGTAATTCACCAGTTCGACACCGCTTATCAGCTTTACCTTGCCAACAAGTTTGGCGGGTACGGTCACGTTGTGGGTTCTGACCCCAAGGCAGATCCCCAGTTCGTTGACCAGACTTCCGCATTCGCAGGATTCTCGTACATGCTGCGAATTCCCGTTGAGCTGAACGGCCGTGACGGTCTCGGTTCGCTTCCGAACCAGAATGCCGCTGCGACTTTCAAGCTTCGTATGACTCTCGCCAAGGTTGCGGACGTTGCGGGTGGAACTCTTCCGACCACTCTTCCGAACGTTCGCGTTCGCGTTTACCTGGAAGCGTGGGATCAGCCGGAGGTTTCTTCGGCCGGTGCGACGAATCAGGTTACGCCCCCGGCAATGAATACCACGCAGTTCTGGTCTAGCCAGACTTACAACGTGAATGCCGGTCAGAATACGATTCGTCTTACCCGCGTGGGTAACTACGTTCGTAACCTCATTTTCACTCTGCGCCGCGGCGGTACTTCCCGCGCAAACGGTGAGTCGGATCTGATGGCCGCTGACCCCGTTTACCTGTATCTGGATACCCGTCCGCTCGACATCATCGAGCCGAACAACTGGCGCAATACGATGTATCAGCGTTCTGGATTCGGCGGATCGGTAGGGGCGACGACTCCCGCCGCTAACTCCGCGCGTGGTCTGGAAAACGGCGTTCGTGTCTACGATTTCATGCACGAATTCGATGGCACTTACGGTCACGAGAACCGGGATCTCTGGCTTCCGACTCTCGGTTCTACTCGTCTGGAAGTCCAGTTCAACGCGGCTAACGCGGGAACTCTGGAAGTCCTCACGAACGACGTTGCTATCGCTGGCAACGTGTTCATCTAAGGAGTGACGAGAAATGAACTACATGGATAATCCGGACGCTAAGCCGAGTCTGCTTCAGACTCCTTCGGCTGCGGCTGCCCTGGTTATCGGTTCTCTCGTCTTTCTGATTCTGGTTAGGCGAGGATTCCGAGGAATCTCCGTCGGCGGCGTTTCCGTCGGCGTTAGCTGAGTAGGGAAGGAAAATCAAAATGCCTTTCGGACTGGATCTTAAGTCCCTTATCGTCGGCGCACTCCTTATCTGGTTCGTGCTCCCGTGGGTTACCGGAATGCTCGGTCGTAAGACCGCCGCTAAGCAGGCTGCGTAATGTCTAGGACTAGCATTGTCGGGGCAATTGCGTTTACGACTCTCGCAGTGGTGCTAGTCCTCGGCACGCAGGTTCTAGGGGTGGACGACAAAGCTACTCCGTTCGTGACTATGGTTCTCGGATTTATCGGTCTGAGTGTCGCCCAATTGGTCGGTACTCAGAAGTCGGAAGCTGCGGCGGAAAAGTCGACGGTTGCGGCGGAACAAGTCAACGAACTTAATAAGGATCTGCGGAACGGTACTTTCGAACGTCTCTTGCGTGAGGCGATTCTAAAGGTTGCTGCGGACGAAAAAACATCTCTGGAAATCCACACAGACACGACCGAAAGTAAGGAGGGAAATACGCTGTGAACGGTGACAAGGTTTTCAATGTCCTGGGAGCCATCGTTACGGTAGCGCTGGTTACGACCATCGTTTCCCGTCCGACTTCCGCTCAGGTCATCAAGGCAATGGGTGACGCTTTCAGCGGCTCCATTCGCGCGGCTCTCGGAAAGTAGGTTGAGTCATGGCCGGTGGAAAGCAGTCCAGGAAGCCACAGAACGGCGCGTACACGAACCAGGCCGGTACGGCTGGCTCATACGGTGAAGCGCCGGAATTCGGCCAGCCTGACACCGCGTACGCCGCGCCGGACATTCACCGCGACGCCCCGTATAACGATGAGTTCGGATGGGGGCCGAAGACTCGTATTAGCGTTGAGAATACTCCCGACGCTATGCGCGAATTTGCGGCCCCCGTCCGTGACTTCCGAGTGAATCCGACACACCAATACGACTTCTATCGTCAGCGTGACGCAGACGAAAAGCAGCGTGAAAGTGTGACGGAACAAGACGGAAATGGGTGGAACGAACCGACTAAGGATCATTACAAGATTGGTCCTGATCCTCGGTGGAATCCCCCTGCCGAAACGCGTGTGACTGAGCAACTGTCACCGCGTAGGTATTCGTTCACTCGCCCCTTTGATCAGCTCGCAAAGGGTAACGGTGCGCGTCAATTTAACGGCCAGCATTTCTCAATGGCAGATCACCGGAGGGATTACCCGATTCTGGGGATTCGTCCGTGGTCGCAGCACCGGAATACATACCGGGTGGACCCTGCCCCGTGGGATGCCGAAATGTACGACGTTCCGCCACAGTCCACTATGGGCGCGGTGAATAACGGACGTATTCAGGCCGTAGACATTCCCGGTGATTCCGGTAATCGTTCGTTCAGGCTGGGAGGCTAACAAATGGCTTCCAGTATCGATTTCGGAAAGCAGGTCGGACCGCTCCCGCTCGGCGCATGGATTGTCGTTGTGGCGGGAGGTCTCGGCATCGCGGTTTATACGCGTAAGAGTGGTACGGGTCAGGAACCGGAAATCGTCGAAGATACGTCCGGTGATCCGGGCGTAGGTGAGGGTGGAATTCCGGGCGGGTTTATTCCGGTAAATCCTCCCGCCCCCGGTACTGACAAAATCACTTACGAATCAAATGAGGCGTGGGGTCAAGCGGCCGTTACGTATCTCATTGCGCAGGGATATAACTCGGGGCTTGCGAGTAGTGCAATTACTAAGGCTCTCGCGGGTGGTGTAGACATCGACGGAAACAAGATGTCAATTCAGGAATGGTCCCTTTGGAGTTTGGCTCTGGCCAAGCTGGGATCTCCCCCGTATCCCGTAAACGTAGCTCCGCCCACATCGGTTCCCGGACCGGTGGACACCGGACCCCCGCCAAGTAATGGCGGAGGAACTACGCCGAAGCCTCCGAGCAATACGGTTCCGGCGCATTGGGTGGAAGTGGCTAAGCGCGGTGACACGATTTCGTCTATCGCTGCGAAGCACAATAAGGGCTGGAAGGAAACATGGGATTTCAATCTCAAGTATCGTTCCGCCGCAACTCGCGCAATTCTAAAGGCCCGTGGCCCAAATCTGATTTACGCGGGCACAACCATTTGGGTTCCCAAGTAGTAAGGAATACGAGGCAATGAATAACGAACCGCAGGCTTACACGCAGGAAATCACTTACGCGGAATTCCAGGCTGTCGCTAAGCAGGTCGCGGAAATTCACGCGTTCCTGTCTGGCATTGCTAACGCTCTCAAGTCTCCGATGCTCGCCGCAATGCTCCCGCCGCAGATGCGCGATCTACTCAAGTAAGGTTTTTCCTAATGGCTCTCTCGGATGCTCAGATTGCCGGGGCTGCAAAGGCGGCCGGATTCTCCGGTTCGAATCTTGCTAAAGCTGTGGCAATTGCTCTGGCAGAGTCGGGCGGAAATCCTAATGCGCACAATGCAGTACCGCCGGATAACTCCTATGGACTCTGGCAAATCAATATGCTGGGGTCCATGGGACCGGCAAGACGAAAGCAATTTGGGTTGAAGAGTAATGACGATCTCTTCAACCCGACTACAAATGCTAAGGCTGCATATGCGATCTCGAATGGCGGAAAGAATTTCGGCCCGTGGACCACGTACACAAGCGGTGCTTACCTCCGCTATATGTCTCGTGCCAACAAAGCTGCGGGTAATCCTGATTCGTCGGTACCTGGTTCGTCAAATGGCGGAGTGGAACAAGCCGGATTGACGGACGTATTTTCTTGGCCCGGTGAAATTATGGATTTCTTCGAATTCATAACCGATCCGAATACGTGGCTTAGGGCTGGAATGATTATTGGTGGGGCGGTTCTGGTAGGCGTCACACTGGTTCAGATTTCCGGCGCAGGAAGTCAAATTGGCCAAGCTGCAAATGCGGCGGTTGATTTCGTACCCGGCGGCGGCGCAATTAAAAAGGCTGCCAAAGCCGGTGGCGCTGCCAAAGCTGCAAAGGCGGTGAGCTAATGGATACGACAAGTTCCACGGTTGCGGCCGTGCTTATCGTCACCGTCGGACAATGGGCAAAGAAAGACGGAACAGTTTCCATCAAGCTAGTCGTTGGAATGATGGTGCTGGTTCTCATGCTTTCCATGCTGAGTTCGGCTAACGAAAAGCTCGCAAAGCAATTCGCAACATTGATCCTTGTCGGGGCAGTCTTCACTTATTTCGTCCCGATCACAAAGAAATTGGGGCTGACAAAGTGAAGGGCGACGACGTTATTAAGGTCCTCATGGGAATTATCGCGGTAGCTCTCGTTACCACGATTGTCATGAGGCCGAACAGTGCCACGGTAATTAAGGCGGCGGGTTCCGCATTTAGCGGCTCACTTAGGGCGGCGATGGGCAAGTGAAAATCACTACGCTAAACGTCGTAATGTTTGGGGTCGGCGGCATCCTGGTTTATTCAGGAATCAAGGCTTATAACCCCAAGGATGTAATTCTTTGGGGGTTGGGCGGTAAGAAACCAAAGCCGTTCAATACAAAGAAGTCTGGTGACTGGGAAGATAACTTGGGTCCGAATGAGGACAATCCCGATCCGGGTCAAAGGTATCCCGGTGATAAGGGATTGCCTGATGAGAACGGCCCCAAGGTTCCCGCAACGTATCCGGCGTAATCATGGCGGATATGATCTGGCCTACAATCTGTAAGACGATTTCCCAGCCGTACGGCAAAAAGAATTCGCGGTATGTGTCGGGATATCACACGGGACTTGACATTGCGTGCATCAATGGCTCACCCATTCGCGCGGCACATGATGGAACAGTTACCGGGGCAGGTTGGAACGGACCATACGGAAAGCAAGTCAAGATTAAGCGCGGGGATATCGAAACTTGGTATAACCATCTTTCGACTATCCGGGTGAGTAAGGGCGACAACGTAAGTCAGGGAAAGATTATCGGATTGGAAGGGACGACCGGTCAAAGTACCGGCCCCCATCTGCATTTCGAGGTACGGCTAAACGGTAAGGACGTCGACCCAATGCCGTATCTCGATGGCAGTAAAATCATTACCGCGAGTGATGCAACACAAGCCGGAATCGGTGACGTGTTTTCATTCCCTGGCAAGATAATCGATTTCTTCGAATGGCTCGGCGATAGTAAGAACTGGTATCGCATCGGACTTGTATTCGGCGGATCAATTCTTATTTGGATAACCATTGTCGGAATCGGCAAGGCCAAGGTTGGCGGGTTGCTCGGAAGTGGTGCGCAAAATGCAGGGCAGAACGCGGCGCAAGCCGTGAAATCGGTTGGAAAGAAGGTGGCAAGTAGTGCCAAGACCGGAAGCGCTGGGAAGTAGTTCCCTAGCGATATCTCAGTCAGTTATTGCGTTTACCGCTTTCCTTCCGAATTTCGTTGAAATCGGACGTTCGGATAAGGACGCGATTGCGGGGGAAGTTCGTCTAGGCGAATCTGCCGCCGTTGTAATCGCGCTAAGTATCGGCGCACTGCTTTCATGGTTGAACGGGGATAAGACTCCATTCCTTATCTCGGCAATCATGGCATTTGTTCTCATCGCAATGTATGAAACCGCATTGCGGAAGGAGGTCTAACAATGGGTGTCAATCCGTTCGTGGGCGGGTCATACAGGCAGCGTAAGGGTATGCAAACGCCCGTAGACCGGCCTGACAGGGTCAAGCCGGTACCCGACAGCATTGAGGGTCCGAACTTCCCTTACAGGGGCGCTGAAACGCACGGCGTAGACCAGGGTCCGGGTAATCCGGATGAGTATTACGAAAATGAAACTTGGGACGACGGCGCAAGCGCTACGGAAATGGGTTACCTCCCTGACGATAAAATCGAGGAACCGGTACCCGTTCGCATTGTTTCGGCCACGGGGAAGGAACGGCGAGACTGGCGAGCCACGCGCGTTGTCGTGACTGATCAGGCGCAGATGATTCTAGGTCGTCATGACAAGAGACTCCGAACTGTCATCACCGTTCATCCATTCGCAGCCGATGAAACGACCGCGAATACGAATCCCATTTACATTGGGAATGATGCTGGTCTGCGTCAATACACTGGATATCGCATCGGGGCCGGAACTACCTTTGACACTCTCATGTCTACAGAAGATGTCTGGGCAATCGCCCCTGTGGGAACCAGTGTTGAGGTCTCCGTCATCACTGAATTCGGAGTCGAAATCCGATGAACTATCCGCTACTCGAATACGTCCAAGCAACGGCGGACGCGAACGGGCGCGCGATAGCTTCAACCGGGCCGCATAAGTTCGGCGAAAGCTGGACAGTTACCAGTCTGAATACGACAACAAATTCTGTTGCCGAAAGTCAGTTGAGGGTATATCGCGGTGTCGAATCAGATAGTGCAATTGTTGCTAGCTCGTATTCGGGTAATCAGGATTCGGCGGGCGGCTCGGAAATCAAGGTTCCTGCGCAAGACAAGTTGGTTTTTGTTTGGACTGGCGCTGATCCTGGCGCTCAATGTACTTGCCGCATCGAAGGCGAATTGATTTCAAGGAGGATGTAACGTGGAATTCGGAAATCCTATTGTGGGCGGAGAGGACCTAATTCGCACGGCGATTAAGTCCCCCGATTTCAATACGGACCCCGAATCAGGAAACGTCACGGGTTGGCGCATTGCCCGTGACGGTTCCGCCACGTTCTATAACCTCACAATCGGTTCCGCTGATTTCAATATTGACGAAAACGGCAACGCGGTATTTCAAAGCGTCACCGCAAATGACATCACACTCGATGGTGAAAACCTAGAAAGTGTGCTAGCGGAAAAGGCTTTGGGAACTCTCGCCATTGTGACACTCAGCGGAGATACTGCCGGATATAACGGAACGTCATTGTTGTTTGGTCGCATCGTAATTCCCAATTTCGATGGGACTAGGCAATATGCAATTGGCGGATCTGGCGTCCACTTTGATAAGCAAGCCGTGACGGGATTCACGCGTCTAACCATTCGCGCGTATCTCGCATGGGACACTCCTGCAACAACGGCTAGCACACAACTAGTGGAATATCAATATCTTTCTGATAGTGCGTCAGGTTCGGACTGGATTGTTTCATTCCGACATCTATTCCAAGATTCTTCCCCCGCAGGAACTGACGCACATATCGCTTGGTATTTCACAACCAACGTAAACAACACTGCGGGTTTGCGTTGTTCCGGATATGACAGCGGTGGCGGTACCCCTGGTTCTCGTATCTATGCGGAAGATGCGGGAGACATTGTCACCTATACCGATTTCAATATGGGTGGCGGAGGCGGTACACCTGTGCAGTCTTACACCAAAACTTATGCCGCAAATGAAAGTGCGTCGTATCAGCAGGATGGTTCTAACAGGGGAATTGCTGATTGTTACCAAGGTCGATACTCGGCCACGAATGGCAATCAGTATTCGATGATCGGGTTTGATGATGCGCAAATTCGATCTGATCTATCCGGTGCGACGATTACCAAGGTTGAGCTTTACCTGAATAACAATCACTTCTATTCGAATTCCGGTGGAAATGCTGTTATCGGTACGCACAATCAAACGACACTTTCAGGTTCGCATTCAAGTTCACAGATTAACGACAATCTACAACAGACCCATTTCGATCTCGGCCAGGCTAAATGGATCACGATTCCGAATAGTATTGGAAACGCACTCCGCGACAATACAGCAAAGGGAATCGCCCTAGGACCGGGGCCGACAACAAGCCAGAGCTATTACGGTTACTTTGCCGGTAACGGACAATCCGGCGAACCGCAATTGCGAATCACGTACACAAAGTGAGGCAGGAATAATGGCTACTCCGCTTACCGCAACTCAGCTAAAGGATGCTCTGAAAAAGTGGGGCGTTCCATTCAAGGAAGTGTCTGGGTGGACTACGCGCGGACGGGATGCCGCAACCGGCAAGCCATTCGGCCCCGTACACGGCTTTGTATGGCATCACACGGGGGCTGACACAAAGGATGCGGCGGGGTACGCCGCTGGCACGCTTGCAAAGGGTCTGAGCAACCTTCCGGGGCCGCTCTGCCACATCGGTCTAGCGCCGGACGGTACGGCGTATCTGATAAGCATTCACCGCGCGAATCACGCGGGTGGCGGTGATCCGGTCGTTCTGGATAAGGTGATTTCCGAGAATTACAGTGGAGTTCTTAAACCCACTAAGGGTAATTCGAATGGCGTTGACGGAAACGATCCGTTCTACGGCATGGAAATTATGTACTCCGGTTCACACGGGATGACTAACGCGCAGTATTCCAACGCACTCAAGATTTCCGCCGCAATTCTCGACGCGCACGGCTGGTCTGAAAAGTCAGTTATCGCGCATGGTGAATGGTCGTCGGATAAGTGGGACCCCGGTTATGCGCCGGGAAAGATGATGGATATGAACGCGGTTCGAAATGACATCGCGGATGTTCTCGCTAAGCGCGATAAGAATGCGGATGGTGACACCGTGGATAGTGGCGAACCGAATGCTCCCACAACTCCCCCGGCCACAACGGCCAAGACTTATACGGTAAAGACTGGTGACACCATTGTCTTTCCCGGTGGCGGAAAGGTTGTCGTAAAGTGACGCTTATCGAATACCGGCCCAAGGGTACTATTTGGGCCGAAAAGATTACGGAAGATGCGCGGATCGTAACCGTTCTCGGACCGCTCGATGTAACTGCCGGGGATTACCTGATTCACACTCACGAGGGTGTGAAGGTGGTTAACGGTAAGGTATTCGAGAATGAATACGTGGCCGTGGAAAGTAAGTCCGAAAAGGATGAATTCCACCCGGCCGGAAAGACTGTTGATGAGGTCGTTTCTTATCTCGATGAAAACCCGGATGATGTCGAGCGGGTAATTCAAGAGGAAAGGGACGGCGCTTCCCGAAAGGGAATTCTGTCCTATGCGAAGTGACGACGTTTCCATATTGCAACAGCTAATTACCGCTGCAAATGGATGGCGGAATACCGCGCTGACAGTAGGTGTAGAAATCATGATGATGACTACACAAATTCATGACCAGACTGTAATTCTAGAATGGGATGAAACTAATTCCATCTGGAATATCAGAACTGCATAGATTTCCGGATAATTGCCTCGGTCCGGGAAAGCGAATACCCCGTCGAATTGGGTCCGGCGGGGTATTCGTATTTCTAATTCTAAAGGGGCGACCAATTCTATTTGGATAAAGTATTTACCGGAGGTACCGTCATTTATCACGCAATTCATGAATAGCTTTGAATAACGAATGAATTGCTGAATAGATCAATTCTTTGACGGTGCCTCCGGTAAAG